CATGCTTGGCATGATGTCCTGATTAAGTACCGCTTGCTCTAGTTCGTTGCGCATGTCCTTTGTGACTTTGTAATTGTGTTTGTCACGAAGGTGGTTTGTGATGTAGTCAAAGTAACGAGACACAGTTTCCTGCCATGTCTCACGCCTTTGTTCGTCCTCTTTCCATCGTGCATAGCGTGAAAGTGCGATGAAGTTTTGGTAGTCTGTCGGTAGATAATTATTCATTAGTAACTCTCCATAACGGTGCGTATTGATTTAACTCTGACACCATCAATATCATATATCATTTCTTCAAGTGCCTCTTCAAGTTCTTCATCCACTCTGCCATCTGCTGGCATAGGATATTCTTCATCATCTATTTGTAAGGTCATGAATACTTTAACTGTCACTATCATAGCAACCTTCTACCTCTTCAATAAGACGACTAAGATACCACTGGGCTTTCTTCAAGTCTTCTGAACCATTCTTGTAGCGATATCTCCACAGATATTTAAGTATGTTGCCTTGCAGATAATACTCAAACCCTTCTCCTGTTGCAGCAGCAATAGCGTCAATACATTCGATGCCTGACTTATTGTAATGTGCAGGATTATTTACCATGTCCGATTGTTTTCTGGCTTGCTCTCGCTTGGCTTTTTCCTCGGCTTCAAACTCTTCAATCATCTTTTTATAATCTGTCATGTCAAGCATTCCCTTTTACATCTTTACTAAATAATAGGTGAATAATATTATCATCTTCGTTATCACCTCTTATTACTAAAACAGAATCATCATCGTCACTAAAATCGTTATCATCAAATGATAAATTAGGATAAGCAGAAGTTGCTATACTATATATCTTTTCTCGTACATATTCATCTATCTCCATAGCAGGTAGAGAAGATAACATTAATAGTATAAATGCTTCCATTCCCTGTTTTGTTTCGTCATCTAATTTAGAGTCCTCTCCTACAATAAGAGATACCTCTGCGCTGCCTGTCCATTCACCACCCTTTGAAAAGGTAGGACGCACCCTCACTAAAAAATCTTCTGGTTCAATATCTGACACATTTAACTCCTTTTAGTTTTTGTTCCTGGAAACTTGATAAACTTAGCGTGTTTGTTTTTACCCTTTTCTTTTAGCCAATCTTCTGGAATTACCCTGTCATAATATCGGAAGTCATGTTTGATACACCACTCAGCATAAGATGACTTTGCTCCCTTTCTTAATTTCCTTCTGCTATTTTCAAAAACAAAACGAATATCTAAGTCGGGATGCTGTCGCTTTATGCATAGATGTTTTCTTCTGTCAGCAACTGTAAACATTCCCTTTGTTTCAATTATTATTCCGTTTGACAGCACGAAGTCTGGTGTATAAGTACGGTACGCTAAATCTTCCCACTCAATCTTAATGCTTTCATAGTCATAGTTTATTTTTAGTTCATTAAGATATTCGGAAACCTTTAATTCTAAACCACTCCTGTATCCATATTTACGTGCTGCCCTAAAGTTTTTATGGTTCAGCATATGTGTCAGCCCTCACCCTCGTTGACTAATTCAATGTAAGAAACTAGCCTTGGCTCTTTTGCTTTTGACATAACTGAAGGACGCTCAATAAGATTAGGCCAACATGACTTTCTAAAATCACAGAACGAACATTCTTTTGGAAGGATTGTATTACCAGTTTCCTTACGATTAAATGTTTCAGCAATAGGTTCAAAGCAACGCTCAAACTCATTCTTCTCAAGTTTGTCATGCGTCTCTTTTAACTTAGTAAGTTCTATATCAATATCAAGTTCTGCTGGTACATATTTAAAGTCACCTGTGCTTTTATTTAACACAAGCCAACCACCGGGTAATAACCCGGCGGCTTTTGCGTAACCAGCAAGTTGTCCTACATAACCAAATGCGTCACTATTTTTTAATGACTCATAGGATTCAAACTTATTTTTATAAGACCAATCGGAAGCAGATTTGATATCAACGACTGCACCATCTAATACCATATCATATGAACCAGATATCTTTCCAGTTTCAATGTCTAGTACCACATTGTCTGAGTCGCCATACTCAATACCTGCTTCCGTCATTAGCCCCTTTAGAACCGCCTCAACAATATCGCCTATCAACATAGCAATTGCAAAGGTATTAGGGCGTGGCAGTGCTTCGTCTGGCTTGTTCTTTTCAAACCATAATTGGCAATACGGCTTACCAATATTTGACATACGTAATCTAAAGGTACGTCTTTGGTTGTTATCAAACTGACGAATCACTGCGTCACGCACATCTTCACCAATCTTTGTGGCGGTCTGTTGGGATATAGTTACATTTCCCTTGGACGCTTCCTGCAAAAACTGGTGAAGTTTAAGTTCAACGGGATGCATCATTATGCAATTTCCTCATCAGAAGTGTCAAGGAATGCATCAATGAACTGGTCTGACGTTTTACTTTCTGGCTTTATAATTCCAGCAGCGTTATCAAACTCTGACATTACCCATTGATTGTAGTTCTCTGCATATGACACAAAAGATTTAAACACCTCTTCATTTTCTGAGGTAATCTCTTGTACATTTTTAATGTCAAAGTCACATACAGGAACATAGTATGCAGCACCTGTCGGTAATTCTTTACGAACGGTACTGAGATTAAAGATGTGATGAATAGGTAACTGTCTATGCTTTGCTAAACCTGCAAATGCGTCACCCATATTTTTGAAACCTTCCTTACTATCCAACTCCCAAATGCATGGAATGTTTTCCAGAGGCTGGGCATCACCCTCTTCAGTAATACCATTTGGTACAGATACCTCACCAAACATAACACGTACTCTGCGCACAGAACGGACAACCTCTTTCATGTCTTCAGTCAATGCACTAAAGTCTTTGATATATCCACTTGGTTTACCACAATTGAAACCACCAGACGTATCATTAAGGTCGCGGTTAAGGTCTGCCGCCATCAATGTTTTAGTGTAGTTACCTTTCTCACTATTGTAGCGTTGGTACATAAAACGCTGAAGGTATGGACGAAACTGCACCGTATCTGAATAAACCATATTCTTATCACTGTCAGACATACCATATGCACCAGCAGAAACAATTTCTACCTTCATCTTTTTACCGTCCATATTTGTTTCACCCATGATAGGTTTCTTTACGATACGCAACCTAGCAAGAGAAGACTTTGCTTCCTTCTTTGTATCGGACGCTACGCCCATCATCTGTGACATCATTTCATAATTATTAGAATCAATAGTTGTAAGTTCACTCATACTTAACTCCTTTGTAGTGAAAATGAAAGACCTGTTATATCACAAAACGTCATATGTGTCAAGCCAATTCTTACCTATTTTTGCCTCAAGCAATAGGGGTACATTAAAGTCTACGCCCCACCGCATGAGAATAAGATTATGTAATTCATCATTAGTCTGTTTTATCACATTGATTACCTGCTCCTTTTCGTCTGGATGAACATCAATAACAATACTATCATGCACCGTATTAACTACACAAGATTGCTTATCAGATAGAAGTGCGTCAATATGTAGCAGTGCTATAGGTACAATGTCTGCTGTAGCAAAACTTTGTACTGGATAGTTTTTAATTTGTGTAAAGTAAGTAACTCCATTATTTTCTTTACGTGCTACATCAGGAAAACTAAACTGTCGTCCTGATGGTGTAGTAATGGTACGATTTGTTAATGCTTCCGTAGCCAACCTATCATGCCACTGACTAATTCCTTCATACTTTTCTGTGAAGTGCTTGTAGTATGTTGCTTCAGAAGGCGTACGTCCGAAGCCAGTAGCCCCATAAAGTGGCGCAAACGTGTGCGCTTTAGCTTCCTGGCGACTCGTAGGTTGACCAGCACCAGATATAACAGAAGCCGTATACGCATGAACATCAAAGCCATTCTTAATCTCCTCTATTGCAACTGCATCTTGTGATAAGAAAGCAGCGGCACGAAACTCTAACTGAGCAAAGTCTGCTTCCAATACTTCACCATCTGACCAACGAGATACAAACACTTTCTTTACAGGAAACGTACCACCTCGTGGCATGTTCTGCATGTTTGGGTCTGCCCCACTAAATCTGCCTGTCGCTGTACGATGCTGTAACAAACGCACATGTAACTTACCATCAGGCTTTGTATGAGTTTCAATACCATCAACAAATGATGACAGATAAGTTTCAACAGCAGACAGTCTACGTACCTTTGATAAAAACAATTCAGCGTCAGGTAAGTTGCGTGTACGTGCTGCATTTTCTAGTATTGAAAGATTATCTTTACTGGTAGTAAAGCCATTTGCACTAGCCCACTTTGCACTAGGTGGATTAAATTTTAGACCAGCAATCTCCTGCGTGGGAATAAACATATAACCACTAGCGTCACACTCTTTACATTTATTTGGTTTAGAATATGGTGTGCCATCTTTTTTTGTCTTACGAATGTACCCCATACCAGCACAGGCTGAACATTGCTTTGCTTTTGTTTTGTATATATACTTAGTTTGAGATGACACAATATCTTGGAAGTGTGACTCACGCATATAGGGATGAACCATCTCTGCCCATTCTTTTTTATCACGTAACTTGCGGCTATATATTACCCAAGACAATTGTTCTGGACTATTGAGATTGATAGGTGTATCACCCATCAGTTGTTTAACTTGCTTTTCTAAGTCCACAAGTAATGCGTCACGTTCCTCTGTAAATTCTCTATGCACTTCCTTCAATGCTTGTTTATCAATAGTGAAACCACGCTGATATATTTTAGTTAAACAAATAGCAACCTGATTGGTAAGTACAACGATATCCAAAAGACCAGCATACTCTCTTGTGTTTAATCTGTTCCACAATTTATCAGACAATTGCTGAGTAGCGTGAAGGTCAGCAGATAAATATTCTGACAACTCTGCATAAGGAATGTCCCTTGTACTGTACCCTTTTCTAAAGTATTCTTTGAGGGTATCTTGCTTCTGTGTTTCTAACTGGTATCTTTCAGCACAAGCCTCAAGTGATAAAGGTTCTTTCTGACCACGTTGCATAACATATTCAGCAAGCATAGTATCAAAGACAGCACCGTCATATTTAAAACCTGATTCCCAAAGCCATAATAAATCATGTGCGACATTATGACACACCAAGACAGTTGCCTTATTCAAATAACTTTGAACAATACCAAAGCCTTCCGTTGTAGGTTCTACCTCACTGTGGTCAAAGGTTACAATGACCTCATCTCCTTGGTCAGATAGCATACCAATCATAACCAATGAATTGGTTGGCTCAAATGGGTCAAGATGCATCTTGCCATTACGATGTGTAACGGTGTTCTCTATATCAAGAGTTAACTTCATTAGTCTTCCTTTACATGTTTGAAGTAAATGTTACCTTCCATTGTGATAGAATAGTCTTCGTTTACTGGCTTTTGTTTGCCAACATATTCCCATCTATATCCATCATTACGATTAACATCTACTGCTTTTAAAAATGTAGCATTCTCTGTTGAGAATAATGCCGTTGTTAATACAACCAATGCTTCAATCATTTGCTTCTCCTTTTCTATACATCATAACGTCCATTCATAGGATTAAGATTAACATGTATTACACCATGCCATCCATTCAATTTGTTCTTCACAATATTGAGATGACGCTGTGTGTCACTACGTCTTCCATTTTCAATGGCTGCATTCTCTGCAATCAGTATCATCAAATCTGCTTCGGCAGCCTTGCCTGTCTTTGAACCTTCCATCATACTCTGGTTTAATATTGTTTTACCTTCTGCTTCTGCAGATAACTGTGACATATAAAAGATAGCACAGTTATGTATCTTAGCAATCTGTCTGGCATGTATAGCATTTGCTTTTAGTATTTCATCCTGACGCATAGTTGATTTATGTTTGGCAAACTTATCACCCATGTCAAGGATTACTACGTCAGGCTTTTCATTCTTGCACAAAGATTCTACCCAATCCATGTTCTGTCCTGTTGCTTCCTTGAAATGTAGGTTACGCCGCAAAGTATTGTATCTATCGAGAATACGTGATTGATTAGCAGGTATGTCTTGTTCTGACAATCCAGTCATACAAGTAACATATCTTGTAGCAACCCTCTTGTATTCTTCTTCGTTAACAAGCACCGCACACTTTGCGCCTTGTTCTAGGAAGCCACCAGGACCTGCTACCATGCTTGCATGAAATGAGGTCTTGCCCGTGTTTGGTCTAGCACCAATCTCAATTAACATTCCAGAGTCAACACCAGAAATAATATTATGTAGCGTAGGTAAGTTGAAACTAAATCTTGTTTTTAATTTCATACTTTCAACAAGTGTCTCAAGAGAAATGTCATCCCAATCAATTTTCATGTTAGGTGTGAAGTCATCGTTATAAGTATCTAATAACTCACGTAAAGGTTCAAGAGATATTAAATCACCATTGACATAATCAAATCCTAAGTTGGCAATCTTCTCACCAACATGGTGCTGAAATAGTTTAGATAAAATGTTACCTGCGACATCATGCCCCATTGAATCTGTTTGACGAATGCTATTAAACATGTCAGCGTATATTTGTTTCTGTGCAGTAGTGAGAGTAGGATTGTTAGAAAAGAAATATCCTTCAACCTCTACTGGTGTTACGTCACGTTTATATTCTTGCATCATGGTGTCTATAGTACGTTTTATTTTCTTAACGTCCTTGCTAAACAAATCATCTGGACAACGCTCACCACGATGCGAGTCATAAAATGACTTGTCCATAAGACTTTTAATCAAACTTAATTCCATACCAATTCCTTCATTCTCTCAATATCTGATTGATTACGATACTTTAAATCGTCACTCAGTTTTAATACACGTACGTTATCAACAAATAGTTTCATTTGTTTTGCGTAGTCAAGTGTCTTAGACATAGCGTCTGGGTCAAGAGCAATGATAGCCGTTGAGAACTGTGCAAGATACTGTTTATGTTCTGCTGTTAGATTAGTACCAAGTAACGCAACCCCGACAAATTTATTAACGCTACCTGCAGCAACAGCACTCACACAGTCCTCAACAACAACCGCAACATTCCCACTGCCGTAAGAATATGGAACGCCCGATGAACCATACCTCTTCCATTTGGGAAGTCGCTTTCCTAAAGCACGTCCAGTAGCGTCTACTACCTTACCATTGTGTCTTACAGGAAATACAACTCGCTCTTCTTTTACGTCATATAAAACTTCTACATTATTCAAATCTATATTCCACTGTGATGTCCAGTTGACAACACTACTTCTATTATCATGTGATACAACATACTCTGGAATCACAAAATTGTCAAGCACTTTTTCTTCAGTTGTTTTATTATTCATAATATTTTTTATGTCGGCAGCATCAATGCCAACACGTTTGCCACCACGTAGATTACATGACACCTTATAACAATTCCATATGATGTTACCCATGTTATTACTAATGGTAAATGTTTTATATCCTTTGCACGAAGGACAATTCATGCGCTTACTTTCACCATTCATAATATGTATATCATTTAATATATTATACATATTATATATACTCCTTTTGTTCGGCATCTAATGTGCTTATAGCACGTTTTTTACGTTGTGTCAATGCTAAATTTGCACTATCAAATGTATTTTTTATGTACGGTTTGACACTCTGTGGGTTAGCATGACCTGTAACCGACATAATTTGTGCAATACCGACACCTGATTCTACCATTTCTGTAGTACCAGTTCTGCGTAGGTCAGATAGTCGCAGGTGGTCTGATAGACCAGCGTCTTTCATTATACGTCTAGCAAACATTGGTAGTTTTTGTAATGAGTAAGGTCGGTATTCACCACGTAATGCATATGGGCGTGGTGCTACATACTTTTGAAAGCCAAAGTCTTCCTCTTGTTCTTGCAGCATTGATAGTAGGTCATCTGATACTGGCAAAAATACTTCCGCTCTACGTTTAGATTGTTTGATGTGTACTCTTTTGTTATCAAAATCAATAGCGTCCCATGTAAGTACACGCATATCACCTAGTCTTTGACACCATTCATATGCCATATGTGCAATCAAACCTATGTTACGTGTTTGAAAATCACTATATGCCTGGTCAAGAAACTTATGCACATCTTCTTGTGTCCATACAACACTACGACTTTTGGTTGTGCGTTTCTTAACTTCAGAGAATGGGTTATTAGTTACGTACTCAAGACGTAATGCGTGATTAAATATAACACGTGACACCGACAAAATATAATTTGCCATAGTGACACCTTTCTTACACCACAAATCATAAGCAAGTGTTGCCATACGAGTTGTAAGTTCGGAAGCATTTAGTTTAGAAAACCTTTGCTGCTCAATCTTTGTACTCAACATCTTGTCTAAGAAATATTTGTAATGCTTCTGGCTTTCTACACGTAAAGAGTCATACTCCATAGAGGTGTAGTAATCATTAGCCAGTTGTTTTATTGTCATTTGTTTCACAAAGAACTCCTGAAATGGTAAATGATTACAACGACTAGGTAGCATACAACGAAATCAAATAAGGTCAATCGCATGAACTCCATCGGTACATTTCTGCTTTATATATTTTGTTATCTTCATCATAGTATGTCCTTTCAACTCGTGTTCCGTAGCCACTAGGATGATACATATCTAAGTACCAATCAATTTTTTCTTTCAATTCTTCTTTGCTGCTTGCTGTTAGTGTGTCGTAGATGGTACTCATTTACTACTATCTCCCAATACCCAATCCATGTATGGTTGTGTCTTACCGTCCTTGTCTTTTTGAGGTACAAAGTTTAATACCTCGTGCATCCTTTGATGCAGTTCTTCTAACTTACGCATGTCTGACATCCATAAGTCTTGACATTCCCATAACGTCTGAATAATATTACGTAAGTCGTTGTATGATTTAAGAAATTCTGTACGCTGCTCATTTGTTATTTTCATTTTCCATCTCCTTCAATAGTTGTTCAATGTGGTCATGCAATACCTTGATTGCAGTATGAATATGTCCAGTGTCATGTGGCTGTATGAGTGTACGCAGATAGTCCACTTCATTCAGTAATGCTGACACATGTTTTGCTGTCGCTAGTTTTTCCATTGTTCCTGCCTCACTAGGCTAGGTAAATATACACAGTAAAAGCACAAGTTAAACCCGGCTAATACAAATGCGATTGCTTCAATCAACTGTTGTTCTATCATGTTACATACTCCTATCAAAGTTAAACTTACCTAATGATAACCATGCTGGCATCTCACGCCCACGATTATACCTAGCAAATCTTAGTTTGTCAACTACATAAAAGGCACGATATGCTACAATTGGATAGCGTTCATCCGTCTTTAAGTCATCATGTCCACTCAAGCATTGTGGATGTGGTGTCAATTTACCTTCTGGTATTAAGGTACGTGCGTCAGATAATGCTTCATAATGTTTCATTGCTCCATGAGTTTTACCATATCGGTATGTGTACTCATCTAACATTGCAGCGTATAGATTAAGAGCAAAGGTATAGTTAGCCCGTGTCTTCATAGCCCACACTGTGCATGGATGTTTCATATGTACTGGTTTATATAAGCCCCATTGCTCTGCATAGTTAGTCGCATGATGCCACACGGCTGTGCATAACATCTGTGCTTCTTCCAGTGGCATCTTCACAATGTGTTGGTCACATAATGATTTAGCGATGGCATCTGGGTGATGGTCAATTAAGAATCGGTTCACCATATTTCTCCTTTGCAATTTCCATAAAGACATCAAACACATATTGAAGTTGTCTTTTTAACCATTTCTTATCTACTACATAATCTTCTGATGCATTCTCTAACATATCTATTATCATATGTAAACGCATGTAGGGATTGTCAGGTAAATTATCTGTAATAACAATCGTTATTTCATCCATCATCTTTTTCCTTTGTCTCAATTGGATTGCCACACACGCGACATAAGATACGATGTGCAATCTGTTTTAGTTTAGCACCAAGATACTGAACACTTAGGCAATGTTTGCATATGTACTTAATCATTATGCTGTTTCTTTCTCTTCCGCTGCCCATTCAGCAAGTTGTTCTGTTATACCAAACACCTCATCAATATCAGTAGGTATCTGCTCTTTGTAAAGGCTGACAGATTCATCTTGATAATACTCACCGTCAAAATGCCATTGCCCAGCAAAGCCTACACCATATTCAAGATAGTACGCCTCAACTTGATAACCTTGTTCAGCCAATTCTTCATACACAGGGATAGGTGGAGACCATGCAGTATCAAAGTTAAACTCTACTGTATGCTCATCAAGTTGATGCCAATCAAGATGTGCAGCGTCCCATTTAGTACCCCAATTTGTGAATGACCAGTCGTACCAATTAGGAATGCCTTTCTCTTTACACTCTTTGCGTTCATTCTCACCAAGCATACCTCGAAAAGTATTTTCTGGCATAGGTTTAATATAGTTGAATAGATTGCCGTTATCATCTGCACGAACCTGTGCCATCAGGTTGTCGATAACGTCAGTATCTTCATGAGAGATTGTCAATTTATTTTCACACCAATTAGGCATCGTCATATCTTCCTTTCGTATTTTGTTCAGCGGTATGTACAATATGGCAATCAAAACATAAGACGCGACACTTACGTACTTCAGTCATCAATCTTTTTAGATTACCTGCCGCGAGATTACACACATTGTTTACCTTTGTCAATGGGTTTATGTGGTCAAGGTGTAGCATCAATGGATTGATATTCTTTACACCACATACACTACATCCTTTCTCTGTCTTGTATTTGTTCAGCCAATGCTTACGCCTAGCACGTTTATGTGCGTTGCGTTTCTTACGTTTAACTTCGTGGTTCTTGTACGCTTCTTGTGTACGCCATTCTAACTTACCATCAGAACGAATGCCATGTAGAATGCGTCCATCTTCACGCACATGACCACGAAATATTGTTACATTATAATCGCTTACATCATACTGGACGTTAGCCATAATGTTCTCTCCATTCATCGGTTGCATAAACTAATCTTCCATATTCCTGGATGTCATTGATATAGGTATCACCTAGTTCGTCCTTGCCATATGTCATTGGGCTTGAGGCAGCAACGAACCATCTGGCATACTCATTATCTTTTTCTTTATTGGGACGTTGATATGTTTTTAATATCTTCCAAGTAAAACCATGTCCTTCATAGATTGCGTATGGGTTATCTGCCTTACGTGATTTAGCGAATGGGTTTTTGGTTGTCATTATACATATCCTTTCCTTTAACAATTTGAATATCTTCATCATCTAAAATACCTACCATGCATTCGGTATCAATCCAATCATGTTCAAATAAGATTGAACGTAGTCCTTTACGCATTAGTTCTTCAATGTTATCTTCCATTATTTCATTCCTTCCATAATATGTGCGATGACATCAACTGTCCATCCATTGCCTAACATCTTGTATCGTTGTGTGTTGCTGACGTGTGCTGTATATCCTTCAGGCACAGTCTGTAATCTCTCGCATTCTAGAGGAGAGAGTTTGCGCCATTTAAGTTCATCAACATTCACTGCTACATTATCTTTCTGTACTGTCGTAAGAGCATTAGTCTTTTCGTCTTGTCTTACTTCAAGTCTTTGTGTTGTCAAACCTGCAACCTTCTGCTTGTGGTCTTGTCGCACACCATCGACAGTATATCTGCCACGCCATGCGCCACACAATACCTTGGGTTCACGATGTCCACCACCCATTGTTGTTAGGGTGGGTGATTTACCATCGGGATGATACACCCTACGAACAGTATCATTGCCTCGAATGTCAGCGTCACCCACATGACATAAACCATCCTTGCTGAATACTAATTGTCTGCGATGTTTTTCAAAGTACGATTTGAGATTGCCACCCTTGAAATAGTTTGCGTCCAAGCAGTGTGCTTTATCTCTATCAACCATGCCATCTTCAAGTATGTCACGCAGTTTGATACCTTTATCAACAGGTGGTGCAAAGTATGGAATATTTGTCCAGTAGTAGCGTTGTCGGTTCTGTGCTGATACCAAACTGCTATTGATGAAGATGGGTTCAACACCCAATGCCTCAGTAATTACGTCCATGTATTCCTTCTTCATCTTGACATTCTCAAGCAGGAAATACTTTGGTTT